GTACAGGGTCGGAGTATGATATCAATGCTCTTATTTGTTTTGCGTTTTCTTTTAACCATTCAAAAGACTTTCCGACAAACCAACTTTCAATGTTACAACCATATCCGTCAAATACAAAAAGTCTTACCAATTCCATTACTTCCGTTCTATCCAATGTTTCACTTATAGAAGCTCCACAATGTCTACCAATTGGGTCACCATAACAAATCACTCCAATTAGTTCCTGATTTACTCCACCAAAGAATTTATGTTCGGTGTCGTTTTCGTAGAATAAACCTAATGCGTAACTAACTTTTGTCCATTGTTTAGAATAATGATGTTTTACTATTATATTTTTTGCAACTGACTTTTCTATTAACCTTACACTAAATTTGGATGTATCACAATATAACTTATCTTGTACTTTCATATGGCCATTTAACCATGTGTTTCCACGTTTCGTTAGTAACTATTTTTTTAATGTTTGCAGGTGATACTTTATAGTTCCTAGCTATTACATTAATATTTCTATGACCTATTTTGTATAGTTCTCTAATTTGCAATATCTGCTCTTCCGTCAGTTTGTGCATTGGATGTGCTTCACCTCTTAACATGACTCTAATATAACCTATTTTTTCCACAATACCAAATTTACTTTTTAAATATCAATAATAAATCATCGTACCGATTATTACCAATATTTCTCGTATCAATTATTTCGTATGGTATATTTAATTCATCAAATTTAACTTTATCTCTATCAAAATTTTGAATATCTTCTATAATTAATTTTCCACCTTTTTTAATTTTTGAAAACCATTGTTGTACACATTTTATTTGAGATTCGGTACTATGAGGGCCATCGTCTATTAAATAATCAATTGATTCATCTTCAAATAAATTACAAGTTTCACCATTATATGCATCTTTATAAATTATACTAATTCCTTCAATTGCATCAACTTTATTAACATATTCAGTTGTCATTTCCATTTTGTTATCTATTCCAAATATTTTAGAATTCACAAACCAATCTCTAAATAATATCATAGAATCACCTTTGTTTACACCAATTTCAACAATAGTTAATTCATCATTTCTTTTGGGTGTAAATTCATTAGAATAAAATGAATAAATATATTGATGCGTTGTTCCTTTATCACTAGCTGATTCTGTACTTTTGTAAAATTCCGATAAATTTATCATTTTATTGCTTCATTGATTGCATTTGTGTATGCCATTTTAGATGAAAGTCCTGTAAATCTTTGTAATTCAATACCATCTTTTACGATTATAACTGTTGGAACTGAACGAACTCCGTATTCTTCGGTTATATCACTATATTCATCAATATCGTATTCTTCAAAATTTACATTTGAATAATTACCTTTGATTTCATTCATTACTGGGGTTAATGCTCTACAAGGGCCACACCATACTGCTGAGAATTTTTTAACTGTTACCATTTTGTTTTTGTTTTGTATTTTTATTTCCTTTTATGTTGGTTGGAATATAAGGACAATGACGGCAGCCACTCCCACAGCAATCACCTCTGTTAATGTGATACTTAGGAGTGAACACCACTTTACCATTTTCCAAATAATATAATTCTTTATCATCTTTATTTAACTTCACACGCACCTCCTGCACAAGCTACTTCGCCTGATAAATCTGTATTATCTTCGATTTCAATAACTTTGCTTAAGTCTACTTCCGTAAGTGTTTTCATTAATTCTTCGTATCTTTCTTTCGTACAATCTTCAAATGGTGCTTGGATATAAGAACCACCATCATAAGGTAATACTGATAAACCATTGTATGCTTCTTTGTTTTCCCACATCCACTCACCAACTGCTTTCCACTCATGTTCTCTAATTGAAACAGTTGCAGATACATTGTGTGAATTACTTCCGGTTCTATGTCCAGGTTTAATCCACTCACCATATACTTTCTTAACTCTCTCTAATAATTGAATTGGAGACTCAGTTCTAAAAATTGCATCTGATGGTGCCTTTTGCGGAATACCAATGACTGCCGTATCGTGTGGTCTAAAATATTCATCTTCTACTAACTCCGGATGATTTAATAATAAATGAGAATAAATTGCTTCGTTCTTACCTACTCTTACTCTACGAATATAGTAGTCATTATGCCATGCGTGAATTCCTGATGATGTACCTAAAGTCAATGATGTTGTTCCTGCAGGCTTAACTGTTGTAGTTCTTGCTGATGGGTTAATATTCATTACTTCTGCTAATCTTTTGTTTTCTACCTTTACAACTTTTGCTGCTTCTTTCATATCCATTTTCAAAACTGCACCACTTCCGATACCTGTCATAGATACACCAATAAGTGCGTCCTTTTCAGTTGTTCTTTGCCAGATTGGACGAAGGTAATGAAAATCAGTATAACCTGCTTGTAATGTTCCAATAAATGATGCTGCTTTTACTCTTGCATTCAAATCATTCTGGTCAACTACATCACTTACATTTACTTCACATAAATTACAGAATTGGAAAGGTCTCAATGCAATCTCACAACATGGATTAGTTCCCCAATCTTTATCGTTTGATAAGTAGATACCAGGTTCACCCGCTCCACTTGCTTCAATTCTTTTCCAAAGTTCTAAAAAATATTCCTTTGTAATTTTATGTCTCATTAAAACTGCTGAGTTATTTGAACGACCTCTTTGTGGATTTGTCTCCCACCATGCACCACTCTTACAACTAATCATTTGTTCATCACTTGCACTAAATAAAGAAATTAATGCAGCTCTACGGATACCACCTGCCAATACTGCGTCTGCAATATGACAAACCATATCATGTACTTCTAATGGAGTTAATTTACTACCATCTTTTTTTGCATCTAATATACCTTCTAATTTGATTAAACACTCTTTTAGTGGTTGAGGTCCTGGTGCTTTACCACCTGATGTAATCAATCTTGCTCCTTTTGCTCTAATATCTCTAAAGTCAAATAATGGTTTTGAACCACCAAAGAAATATGCTTTAACTAATACTGAAATTGAATCTGCCCATCCTTCAATAGAATCTCCAATAAGGAATCTACGAGTTTTGTCTGCGTTTGGTTTTCTAATTTCAGGTAATACCTCTACATGATGTTGTTGAACTGAATAACCTACGCCAGTTCCACCCAATAGTAAAAACATAATTTCTGAAAATACTCTCCAATCATCAATCGGTGCGAATGCACAATTGTAAATTCTATTTGGACTTATTTCAATTGGTTTACCTGCGAACTGCATTGAACGCATTGACGGTAAAACTTTCTTGTCATATACAAATTTGTAGTTATCTCTAATCTCTTGTTCTAATTGTGGATACTTTTTAATATGCATTTCCATATTTCTTGTAACCAATTCCTCCCATGTCTCTCTCCTTTGTAATTCAGGTCTGTACTTAGCGTACTTCATATAAACTGTAATTTCTGAAAGAATTTTGTTTGAAATGTCCATTTTGTTTGTAAATTTTTGTTTTTTGTAAATTATATTTTTTCTCCTTAAAAGTAGGAAATGTAAAGATATATATGGACTACACTACTGTTATACCTCATTTTCTTTAGTTAATTTTAGGTTTTTTCAAAAATATTTATTCACACTTTTTTTAATTTTTTAATACTTATCTATCCAAATCCGAAATCCATACATACCAACTACTTTTACTAATATTTACCTTTTCTTTTCCAAAAAAAGTATCAACTGCTGGTATAACTGAATTTATATAGTCTTGTGTATAATCATGTCCGGCTATCAATCCGTTTTGTTTTAATTTTGGTAACCAATGTTTGATATCATCCGTTACTGCAGTGTAAGAATGGTCTCCGTCTATAAAAACAAAATCTAAACTATTATCCTCATATAATTTTGAAGCTTCGGTAGAATAATTTTGAATAACTGATATATTCAACATATTCCATATTGGTTTTAAATTATTCAAAAACGCCATTGTGTAATCTTGTGTTTCATCCGTTGGCATATCCCAACAATCAACACAATCCAATTTTATATTTTTTCCAGAGTTTATTATTTCAACTGCCATATATCCAGAACTCTTTCCCTGTCCTAAACCAATTTCAACAAAATGTGAATTTGTTGGAAAATGGTTTACTGCCATTTCAAAGATTTCTTCACAATCAAAACTCCATCCATTATGTAAATTTAAATGTTCCATATTATTATTTTTTTGTTATCCCATATTCTCCACATATTTTTTATGTAGTAGTTTTTTCTCTAATCCTTCACCACTTTTACTATCTCTAGTTGATGCCATGCCATCCACCGATGCTGCTGCAAATATATCCATTGTACCTGTAAATGTGTCAATTTTTGCAGGGAATGTTAAACCATCAGGACCGAATCTATTTTTGACAATGTGAATACGACCTGTGTTTGATAACTTATCCTTTGTTTTTCTACTAACCGACATAATGAAATCTGCAGTTTGAACTTTCTTATAAGAATCACCTACCGAATCTGCTCCAATAACTTCGTGGTCTATTGCTGCTCTATTGGTCTGTGTTGCTGTCCAAATCGGAATAAGTGTTTCACCACTCAAACCTCTTAACTCCTCATATATCCCACCTAATTCAGCATAAAGACCATCCCTGTTGCCGTTTCCACTCTTTAATAAATCGGCGTAGTCAATAATGATAAGTTTTGGTTTAAATCCGGTTTGTTTTATCTTTTCAATGTGAGCTGCAATTGTTTTAGCAGATGCAAATTGTGGTGGATAATACTTAATACGAACTCTACCTGGAACTTGCTTTACCTTTCTGATAATCTCATCCTTTCTACCTTTTTGGTCGGTTGTTGGAATACCTGTTAAGATTGTAATATATCTTTGTCCTACATAATTTTCTGATAATTCCAAAGTATAGTGTAATACATCAATACCTTTTTCCAAAGCAGAACATGCTATCTTAGATAAGAACCAACTTTTACCGATGCCCGATGGAGCCATTACTACACCTAATTCACCGGGACCTAAACCACCATCCATTAAATCATCTATTACTGACCATCCCGTTGAACATGCATCTCGTTTGACATTCTCTAATATACTTTCAAAATCTTCAATAAAATCCAAACCTAAATCAGATTCAACACCCACTTTGGATGCCTTCATCATTGTATCTATAATTTGTTCGTATTGGCCGTTTTTGAGTAAGTCTACCGATTTGAATAAGGCTTCTTTAACTTTTTGGTTTTTACAAAATGTTAGATACTCCTTTTTTACATAAGGCATATCTTCACAACCAACCTGTAAGTAAACATTCTTCAATTGTTCTACTACAGTTAATTTCAATCCCTTATCCTCTATTGCACCAACTTTAATCTTAAACACTTCCATTGTCGGAACTGTTCTATACTCATCAAAGTAATGTTGGACTTCACCTATAATCCATTGGTTTGCTTGAGATTCAAAAAATGCAGGTTTAGTAATTTCACCAACTTGTTCTAAAAATTTTACATCCGTGATAAGTGCAGCTACAACTTTAGATTGATAACCCTGGCCATATTTGACTAGTGTATCTACTTCTTGCATTACTTATCTTTTTTCTTTTTGTTTAATTGCTTTTCTGCGATTGTTTGTTCTTGTACTTCTACAACAACTTCTACTTCTTTTTTAGCAGGTCTTCTATCTGCTTTCCACTCCGATTTAGGAATAAACTTCCATTCACTCGTTGCGTTGTAAGCTTCTCTATCACTTACTCTAATAATGTTTCCTGTTTTACTACTTTTAAGACACTTCATTGTTGACCTCCATGTTTTTTGTTATCTAATAACCATTAATAATTCTGATTCTCTAAGTAAGATGTATTTGTTACCACCTACTTTAATTTCTACTCCTTGATGATATGGTGGAAGAATTACTTCGTCACCTACTTTTACACTCATTGGAATTGCTACTCCTGATTGTGTGAATAGTCCATCACCTACTGCGTCTACTCTTGCTCTCTTTACATCTTCCGATTTTGCACTATCTGGGATAATGATTCCACCGGCAGTTTTTGAAGCCTCTGCTTCTAATTCCGTTAAAAGAACTCTGTCTCCTAATGGTTTTGCTAATTTGTCTGCTGTTTTTGTCATAACTTTTTGTTTTTAAAATTTTGCTATATGTGCGAATGTTGATTGTAACCAGTCCAATACATTTGGGAAACCTTCTAATATTCTATTCTTCAAACCATACTTTAAGAAAGTTTGTTTGTCAAATTTGGTAGTAGGTTCGTTGTATCTATCCATAATTTTCATACGGAGATTACCACTAAATGTTGGTTCTGCTAACTGCATCAATTTACGATTTCTTTCGCAAATTTCCAAATTATCTAAGAATAATTCGTGTGCTTTTGATTTTTTTGTTAATGTGTTTACATAATTAACCATATCGGTAGTATCAACTAATTGGTGTTCCGTTAACATTGGAAATGCTTTAGTAATTGATTTAATACCCAATCCACTTATACCTTCTACATTGTCGGATTTGTCTCCGTCAATCATTCTGAAATTAATAAAATTATGTGGATGAATACCAAATTCCTCTACTACTTCTGGAATATTGTAAACTTTCTTTTTAGATGGTGAATATACACTCACATCTTTATTTACCAATTGAAGAAAATCCTTATCCGTACTCATTATCACAACCTTTTCGTTTTCTTGTCGTAGGGTAGTTGCAATATAAGCCATAACATCATCTGCTTCAATTCCATCATAAATCATAATGGAAACAGGTAATGATGAAAGTAGTTCACCTAATCCGGTCATTTGACGCTTCATAGATACACCTTCCTCTTCAGGGTTCATTTCAACGGATGCGGCACGATTCAATCTCATTTTGATTTTGTTCTTACCTCTCTCTGATTTGTAACCTGAATATATGTCTTTTCTACTTTGTGAACCACTTTTGCCGTCAAAAACAACGACAACTCTTGTGGGGTTAATTGTACGGATTGCAAAGCCGATACTTTTTAAAGTACCGACTATGCCTCCAATATGGTCTCCGTTATCATTAAGATTCGGAGCGGTTGACCAAGAACGAATGAAGGTATTAAGACCATCAATTACTAAAGTTTTAGAGTTGCGTTGCAAATCTCCAAATCCTTTATGTTCTTCATCTATTTCTTTTAGTATATCTAAATACTTTTTACTAATCTGACTCATTTGCTTCGTCCGTTGTTACTTCAACTTCATCCGAAAGGGAATTGTTCTTATATAATAATATTGTTGCCTCACAAATCCTTATGTAGATTTGGTCTTTAAGTTTCTCATCTAATAACATCTTTGGAAAGTCTTTAGATTGAAACTTCATTACTTCTCCTGATTCAATATCAACATATTCGTACCAAGCTCCTGCTTGCTTAAGAATTTTAGCGTCTTTCATAACTGCTAACCATCCACCATAATTGTCAATACCTCTATCAAAAAAAATGTCAAAGTCTGCATGTCTCAATGGTGGGCCCATTCTGTTTTTAATAACCTGACAACGAACTTTAATACCTACGATTCTATCACCTTGTTTCAATTGTCCCATATTCTTCAATCTCAATCTAACTGAACTATGAAATGCTAATGCTTTACCACCCGATGTTGTCCACGGGTCACCAAACATTGCGTTCATCTTTTGTCTTAATTGGTTTGTGAATACAAGTGCAATTGACTGACGACCAATCATATTAGTAATCTTTCTCATTGCTTTGGAAATAATAATAGCTTTGTCCGTTGCGTAACCATCTTTGTCGTAATCAGCTTCCATCTCTTTCTTTGAAGATGCTGCTGCTACTGAATCGACTACAATTGTAACTAATCTATCCTTATCACCTGTTCTAACCTTTTCAATAATTGTTTCACATGCTTCAAAAATACCTTCAACAGTATCAACCGAAACATATAATAATTTTGAAATATCTACTCCGATTGCTTCTAAGTATTCTCTACTTACGGCAGTTTCGGTATCAATCAATACGGCTACTCCACCCTTGCGTTGTGTTTCTGCAAGAATATGGGCAGAGAGCAGAGATTTTCCACTCTGCTCTAAACCCGTAATCTCACATATGCGTCCAACAGGGAAGCCACCATAAGGTCTATTAGAGATTGCGACATCCAACATAGCATTGCCAGTTGAAATCCAATCTTTAACATTGGTAGGGGCATCACCACCTTCATCATTTAGAAAGTAGGCAATCTTACCATCCTTATTTTGTTTGTTTAATGAATCTGCAAGAATACTTGCTAAATCCTCTTCTCTTTTGGCCATTGTAACCTAATTATTAATTGTTAAATAAATCATCAAATGCTGATGCTACATCATCCTTTTGTTTAGGAGCTTCTTCCTTTTCCCAAGGTAAGTCACCACTAATGTCCGATGTTCCACCTAAGTCAACCGATACACTTTTTTGTTGTACTGCTGGTTGTACTTTTGGTTTTGGTGCTTCTAATTCTTCAACAATCTCATCATTAACTGCTGCTGATGGATTTAACCAATTTTCTAAAACTGACTTTAATTCTGCGTAAGATAATTCCGAATATAATTCAGTAATTTCTTTTTGACCATCTAACAATTGTTGGATAGTTTCCGGAGAATCTGCCAATTTAGTTGTTGCAGGTTTAACTCTGATTGTTGTTGTTGGATAAGATGCGTTAGACTCTTCTGCTGACATTACTTCCAATACGATATCTCTACCTGTGTTTGGGTCTGTAATATCTCCGTAATCAGGGTCAGCAATATATCCTAAGATATCTTGATAAACTGTCTTACCGAATCCCCAGAATTTTACTCCTTCCGATTCTTTACCTCTTACGATAACTGGTACGAAAGTTCTTAACTTTGGTTCCATTTTCTTACCTGCTTTCCAATCATCGGTATCACCTGTTCTCTTAAGTTTTTCTGCAAACTCAACGATAGGGTCAGGTCTACCAAATGACATTGGACTTAAATAAGTCTTGTTGTTAATGTTGTAATGAAAGTAAAGTTCAATGAAAGGAATGTCTTTGTTGAACTTGTAAGGAACGATTCTCACTTGAGATTTTCCGTTTGCCGGTTTAAAGATTGAATCCGACTTTTTAGTGTTGTTTTGTAAAGAGCTAAATCTCTTTAGTGCCAATGAAATGTCCATTGTTTTGTTGTTTTTAGGGTTTAAAAATTTGTTTTTAAAGTTGAGGTTTATA